GACAGGTGGTATTCTTTTCATTTTAATTCATATTGCTCTTAAAATGGGTTGATATGGATAGATTAACTACAGTTATTGTATGTTTTTTATTTATATGTTTAATTTGGGTTCATAATGCGTTTTCTGCTGACACTACTATCAAATATTCTGGGATGCCTGTCCCAAGTGCTATGTCTCCTAGCATTAGTGCTTTTTCTAATGATATGTGTAAGTCTGGCGTTTCAGGTGGAGCTAATACAGGCGTTATATCTATCAGTGGCGGAGCTACTATAACAGACGAAAATTGTGAGCGAATCAAACTTGCCAAAGTCATGAATGATTTAGGATTGAAAGTCGCTGCTGTTGGCATTCTGTGCCAAGATGAGCGTGTATTCGAGGCAATGTTACAAGCTGGCTCTGCCTGTCCTATAAAAGGTGCTATCGGTGATGCTGCTGAACGAGCATGGTATGAACTTAAACCAGAAGTATTTGTGAGGTTATATGGCAAAGATTACGAGCCTCCTACTGTTACTTATCCAATGGAGTAATGTATATGCGTGGAGTTGTTACTACAATCAAACAGAAGATGGTTGGTATCTTGAAGGCAGCATGGTATGCGATGGTATCGAAGTTAGCGTGGCTATTGAGAACCATTATTGTGAATGGCACAGACCTGATGACCCTTATTGTACGCAGTTCCAAGAACCTATATGCGTGGACAGTATCGAGTATCAAACGCTATCTTGTCCCCCAAATTATAGTGGAGGAATACAACAAAGTAGAACCTATGTTTGTAAACAGGCAAGCTGGACAGATTGGACGACTACTTCTGATAACTGTACCCCTAACCCTCCTACTTGTATTGCTTCATTTGATTCTAGGGTGTTACAATGTAATAGTGGTTATGAAGGACAAATTACTGAAACGAGGATAAGTTCATGCCCAAATCCATATGGCACAGAAGTATGGAGCGATTGGTCAGAATCGCAGAACACATGCACTCAAAGCACTACAGACCCTGTAAGTCCAATATCAGTGACGAGTCCTACAAACCCTGTGTCGCCCACAGCAATAGAGTCTGCAATTGCACCACAGGTAGATGTACAGTCGCCTAACCCTGCCGAACCAACTATAGAATCAGTCGTCCAAGAAGAACTCAACGAACCTGCTGATGAAGTCGAGACCAGCACTAGCAATCAAACTGATAGCACCAAAGAAGTAAAACAAGACAAACAAGATGGGGACAAAGAACAGTCTAAAGACAATGTAGACAATGTCGTTGATGATCGCAAAGAGATTGTTCATGGCTTTGGTCTTGTCCTTTCATTAGAAATCTTAAATAAACCAATGGAGTTTTATCAGCCTCCTTTAGCTGATATGTTTAGTATAACACAGGAGTTTCCAATAGATGCAACTACCAGAAAGTTTCAACTTGACCTTCTCAAAAGGAACGATATCGAAGATTATTATTATTCTCTTTCCGATAATACTTGGGAGCGGATACGCAGGGGTGACATTTTACAATAAGATGTTAAAGACTATAGAAGCAACTGGTAAGTTCAGAGTTATTGAGGACAATATTAATGAACTACAGTTAACTGTTACAGCAATAAAAGAAAGACAGTTGGAAGGCTTAAATACAAATGTTAGGTTACAAGAAAAAGTTGCTGATGCGTATGTGCTTGCAAAAGAAAGCAATGCAGTTGCTCTATCAACACAAAGAGAACTCAAAGCCACTACAGAAGCAACAAAATCAGAAGTAGAAACAATGATTAGATCAGTAGAAGATAAGCTCGATGTCATTAAACGAGCTACTACTAACCCACTAGATAGGAGATAACATGGTTTGGACAGCACTCATTGGACCAGTCGCAGGTCTATTAGATAAATTTATTGAAGACAAAGACCAAAAGAATAAGTTAGCACATGAGATTGCTACGATGTCAGAGAAGCATGCACAAGAGTTAGCTAAAGGTCAGTTAGAGGTTAATAAAGCAGAAGCTAGTCATCGTTCAGCATGGGTAGCAGGCTGGAGACCTTTTATTGGCTGGGTTTGTGGAGTTGCATTAGCTTGGCATTTTGTTCTTTCTCCTGTTATAATATTCCTAGCAGCGTGGTTTAATGTAACGCTTCCTGCTCTCCCTACATTTGATATGGGTTCTTTAATGACTGTATTAATGGGTATGTTAGGATTAGGTGGTCTACGCACATTTGAGAAATCAAAAGGGTTGACTAAATGAGATTGTCACCACACTTTAGTTTAGAAGAACTAACACACTCCGATACAGCCACTAGGCTTGGTATCGATAATACTCCAACTGTCGAAGTCATCGACAACTTAACTTATTTAGCAGGCGAATTAGAATATGTACGAGATATATTGGGTCATCCTATGCTTATTAGTAGTGGTTTCCGTAGTTATGCTCTCAATGACCATTTGGGGAGCAAGCGAACTAGTAGCCACACGAAAGGTTTGGCGGTTGATTTTATCTGTCCTAGTTTTGGCAATCCCCACAGTGTCGTCTCTGCTATCGTTATGGCTAACATAAACTATGACCAAGTTATTTTAGAATATGATAGATGGGTTCATTTATCGTTTAAACAACTTGATCCACGCAAGCAGGCGTTAATCATTGACAAGACAGGCACTAGACCTTTTGAAGATACTGCTACTTGATATAGAAACATCTCCTAATACGGCTCATGTCTGGGGTTTATACAATCAGAATGTGAGTTTAAACCAGCTAATGGAATCTAGTTATGTGATGTGTTGGGCAGCTAAATGGTTAGGAGAAAAACCAGTTTACTTTAGTAGCATGATGGAAACATCTCACAAAAAGATGATAAAAGAAATCTATAAGTTATTAGATGAAGCTGATGCTGTTATCCACTACAATGGTACAAAGTTTGATATACCAACGCTCAACAAAGAGTTCCTATTACTAGGACTTACTCCTCCATCACCTTACAAAGAGATTGACCTATTAAGAACTAGCCGTAGTAAGTTTAAATTTCCTAGTAATAAACTGGACTATGTCGCACAAGCATTAGGTCTTGGTGAAAAAGTTAAACATATTGGTCATGAACTGTGGATACGGTGCATGAACAAAGATAAACAAGCTTGGGATATGATGAAGAAATATAATATCCAAGATGTTGTATTGTTGGAAAAGGTCTATGAAAAGATGTTGTCTTGGATTAGAAACCATCCAAACCACAATGGGTTCACAGAGGGTGTTGTATGTCCTAACTGTGGTAGTAGCAGTTTACAGAAAAGAGGTTTTTCTTGCAATACAAATACCGTTTATCAGAGGCTTCGTTGCAACTCTTGCGGAAAATGGTCGAGGAGCAACAAGCAAGTGAAGGACATGAAAAAGTTACAATCCGCCATCAGCATTTAGGGAGAACTATGGATATTGATGAAATAGCAGAAGTGATGACAGGTAAGATCATAGAAGAAGTTGCCATTACATATGGTGAAGACACTATGACTATCTTCTTGTCTGACGGTTCTAGTATAGAAATCGTTATTGATTCTATCTATGCAGACATTCCAGAGCTAGATGACTAAAAGAAGTATTACTTTACCTGACGGAACAGAGACTGATAACTATAGTAAAGATTATCAAAGATATTGTGAAGCACTAAACCTATCTAAAAAACCTTTGTTTAAACGACAAGAATGGTTAAACAAATTACAAGATGAAGAGAGAGTAGAAAAATTAAAGTATTGGCTAACTTTGATTTGGGAATCTAATACCTAACACCTTCAGGTAAAAAGAATTCATTAAGATCAGAATTTTTTATTTCGTAGTGTGGAAATTTAGTTGTAAACTTTGTATTATTATCTCTGTTTCTAACAACACCTTCTTCATAATAAGTAGCCTTTTTAAGAAAATCATCTTTATCTATCCACCCACATATAGTTAATATTCTTTTTGTTTTATGCAGACTGCAAAAGATATAACGATCTACATTATAATTTACCTGCATTGCTACTAAATTATTTACAAAATGTTTTTGTGGTAAACTATCTCTTCCCATTGTTTTGACATCATATGTTTTTCCATCATATGTAAGATCAACACCTCCATCAAAACCACCTTCAAAATTAATATCTACACCAAGATAATCAGATACAACTTTTTGTCCTGCAATTCCAATTCTTTGCTGTTTAAATGTACCATCTGCTTTACCTCTATTGCCAAGATTATATTTTCTAGCGATGTTTAAACTGTACTTTGCTACTTCATCAGAAACTGATAAATGGATCAAGCTCCAACCCTTCTACCAACAATAGTCAGCAAATTATCTATTGCTAACTCTAGTTTCATTTCATAATACATAGGTTTTTTTGTCTTTAGATAACGAGCATAGATAGCTTCTTGCTGATCCTTTGGTAGACTATGTATCACAGCATCTACTGTTCTTATATTATCATCTTCTACCTCATCATACATATCATCAAAGCTACCAGATGCACCTCCAGATGACATACCTATAGACTTACTTGGGTATCCTAGCTTATGGTTATCAGACTTCATGTACAACCTCCATTTATCTAACAGCTCTAATAATCTATTCATTTCCATTGCTTACCCCAATACACGCTATAGTTTACGATAAATCTTCTATCTTCACTTGCCATCTGTTCTTCTCCTTGTAAAAGCCCCAAAGTTCTATTCGTATTCCAGCCTCTCTAACTTTCCCAATATTTTCATGCTCTGTCATCTTCTTTCTTCTTGCGGACATGTTGTTTTTAGATGTCACCTGTATGGCTAATACTTCATCTCGCTTAATAGCAAGAAAGTCTATAAATCCCCACAAGTCATTCTTCTTACGACTAAATGTATTATACTTCTCTACATTTTCAACTAAATATCCTTGTTCAGTCAGTCTTTTTCTTGTCGGTATGTTTAGATTTGTCGGCATCTTTCTTTCCAAATATTTTATCCCAATTCTCTTCAAACTGCTTACGATTAGGAATTGGTCTAGCACTGCTACCTTTGCCCATAATCCATCTCCTTCTTAATAAAACCATTAGGCATATAAATATAGTCTTCATGCAGACAGCTTGTATACTCTGCATCTTTATAAAATTCTTGGACATATTGATTGGCTACGGCACAGGAAACAAAGTGCCCAATGTATTGAGGACTGTCCATCGTCATATAAACTATTAAACAGTATTCAAACATAATTAGAGAGAAGTATCCTAGCACTTTGGAGGAGAGTAAAACGCACCATAGAGGGGGTGCGATTTGATGTGGCTAACATACTTCTCATCACTATTGTATTCTATATATGAGTAACAATCAAATACAAACTGTTACGCCACTGTCGTCTGTTGTGCATACGATGATATTGTCATCAGGTGTGATAACTACTTTATCATCTGCAAGTGTGTTTAAACAACATAACAAACCTATAACTAATATACTAACTGTTTTCATTTCCACTCTCCTTAAAAGTTATTTTATTATCAGGATACATTTTATAAAACTTACCTTTTATATCATGAACCATTTCAACTCTAATGCCACCATCATCTTCTTTAAAGAATTGAATAGTAAACCAGTCGCCCTCAATCGCTATTCTTCTTGTTGTCATTTTTACATATCCCATGTGCTGACAAGTCTCGACCACACCACCATTTATTCTTGTCATATGTGTTTGCAGGCTGTTTACACTTGTGGCACACCTGCCCTCCTAATTTAATCTTCGTCATGTAATGGGTCGTCAATCCATTCATCAGGTGTTACTGGAGATGATTTCTTTTTATCCAACTCATCTGCTAAATCAAGTGCATACCATGCAATCTTGCGTAACTCTTGTGACCAGTCGTCTTTATTACCTAATCGTTCAGAATACTTCATCAAGTTACCTTTGACATAGTGTCTATAATTATCTCCTAATTTAGCCTTGATAACATCTATAGTTTCTATCCCACCCACTTTATAGTGGTCAGGATTTATCATATCTTTCATTTCGTTTCCTCAATGATTAACATACCTTTTTCAAACTCGCAAACTACACCTGTCGCCCTTGTATAGATTGCTTCCCCTTCCTGCAACTGCATTAATAGTTTACCTTTATAACATATCATGCTGTCAGGTTCTATATTTATTGATACATAATACTGTAATACTATACCAATAATTAATAATATCATAATCATTGGTATTAAATATCTCATTATTTTACTTACCATAAACTAATCCTCCGTTGAATAAGTTTGTTTAAACAACCTGTATAATTATACTTGTAGCAAAATCTATATAGAAAGGATACAATTATGTGGACAAAACCAGCAGCAGCTGAAATGCGTTTCGGCTTTGAAGTAACAATGTATGTTTGCAATAAGTAATTCATACTAAATTCATGGGGGATTTACATCCCCCTGAATAATACCTTCATTTTATTATTAGAACGCCTCACCCAATCAGAATCAAATCTAACCCTCACAATACCTTTTCTACCTCTAACACCACCAATAGCAACTGCATTTTTAGGCAAATACTTTAGATTCTCTTGTGGTACATGGCGATAAATAAATTTAGAACGGAATGTCATCTTTCATGTTACTCACTGATGTATTCTGTCCACTTGGTGTTCCTGAAAACATAGAAGCCAATACAGTATTAGGGTTTTTATCACTTACTGCAAACCCTGCTAAATTAACACTTCTTTCTAGCAACATGTATGGTCCATTATCACCTTCTAAAATAACACCAATGTTTTTGTAAGAGTTTTTTTCATTACCCTCTTTGTCTGTGTATTTGCCGTTAGCAACAGCAATATCATACAATTTTTTAGCCATTATTGATTCTCCTTAATAAATTTAATGGTGTCCTCAACTTCCATTAAGAACTTTATTACTTCTTCTTCAAGTAATTTAATTTGCCGATCATCCCATTCTAATCTAATCACCACCATCTTTAGTTCATCAGGGAATGACGGGCAATACGATACATAATCACACCACTTCCTACCAGTGCATGCCATTTGCCAATACATCTGCAACTTGTATCTGCTTGGTATTTGATGAGAGATTAATGTTTCTGTGTGGTTCTGTGGCTGTCTACATTTAATTTCAATTAAGCCATCATCACCAACTAATCCATCAGGAGATGCTCCTGCCATGTTGATAGTCGGATGATCTACAAATCCAACCTCTTCTACATCTGCATGTTTAAACACATAATAATCTCTAGCCTCATCTTCTGTGTCTATACCATGTTGCATAGCCTGATTAACAAATATTTCTGTTCTTTGACCTGTAAGTCTTTCAGTAACTAATTGTAGCCTGTAGTTTCTACGATAAGCTGACTCACCTGATCTTGTCGTTGCTGTTACATTAGCTAAATTAGATGCTGTAACTTTACCTAGCCTAGCCTCAAACCACTCTTCACTTCTCTGTTCCATTCTCACTCTCCTTGTTGTTATTCCTTATCTCCTCCAAGAATGGCTGACACTTCTGTCTAGCATCATTATCCATCTTATTGTATACGGCTCTAGCACCTTCTATGCCCTGTGTAGCATATACATTCTTAATTAAATCTAATGGGTCTAAATCTGCTAAATCCTCACCCTGAAAGATATATAAGCCAATACCATGTAGGGCAATAGCTTTTGCTAAACATCTTTGCATAGCCGTATTGACTTGCATGGAATCAGGGTTCTTTACAGCTTGGTTTTTATAGTTCATGACTGGTAATTGCATGGTCATACTTTTACCAAAGGCATGGACTGTGCATGTCACCATCATACTGTCATTAAAGACTTGTGGCTCATGGTATTCCCATGTTGCACTTGGGTCATGTTGTAGCAATATGTCTACAGCGTGTGCCCATGCTAGATAGTTAAACTGTCCTTTTTTCTCTATGTATTTAGATACATCTAATACCCTTAATTCTTGAAACTTGCTTTTATCTGCCATTATTACTCTCCTTCATCAAAATTTGCTGTTAAATATTTCTTGTCATTTAAACAATCTTTACACATAGTAAAGAAATCTAAATACTTTTCATCTAAACCTAATTCTTTTACTTTTTCATCCCATGATGGATTTTTAGCACCTTCTTTATCATCACTCCAACCATATAGATTTTCTCTATTCATTATCTTATGACAACATCCACAATAATCATGTGTAGCTAATGGTCTTAATTCAGGTTTGTCATGATGAAAGAAGTCATCATACCACTTTATAATATCTTTGCTTTGACCATCAACTTCCGAAAAGTCTAACAAATCAATTACACTTAATTTAAAATCATCATATGAATCTTCAACATTTTCATTATAAAAATAATCAACCCAATGGTCACAAAACCCTTTTGTTAATTTATTTTTTGCCTTATCTTGTATTGCATCTTTTAACTTATCTATTACAGATAATAAAGCCTCTTCTGGTGATGATGCTTTAACTTCCCTAAATTCTTTAGATACATCAAAATACACATCATAATAACTAACCATTATTACTCTCCTGTTGCTCTAATTGTTGTTGATGGTATTCTGCTTCTCTATCATCTATACGCTGAATACAATCTTTTATATCTTGAATACTATTAGTTACACATAGTCTTTCAAATTCTAGATATTCTAATTGTTGTTGATACTGCTCTTTTGCATTACTCATATTTACTCTCCTTGTTAATATGTCTTTACAATATAACTCTATTTAAAACGGCTGTCAACTTTTTTGTGATAGTCTTCCCAACCCTTTGTTTTAAATACTGTGCCGTCTTTTGATGTGGCTTTGTATTCTATGTCATTACCAAAATGCTTCTTTAACTGCTTAATCATTTCATTAATTGTCATGGTCTCTCCTTAAATCGTAGTCCTTTTTTATCATACCAAAAACTATATGTAGGCTCTCCATTCTCACCTATATAGTTTCTCTGTTTTTGCACAAATACTTTTGCATCTGGAATGTTTCGTATCTGATCCTCTGATAACTTATCATCCTCAATTGCTTTTTCTTTGTGCTTGTTTCTCCACACTGCAATAATATTATCAGTCAAGTTAGCTATATGATTACTGCCATGAATATCATTCTTTGTAGGCTGTGCATAAAAGTCTGTTAGCTTTCTTGTATGAGCAACTACAAATATATGTATTGGATATTCTCTTGCCAAAACAGTGATCCCATCTATAAACCTTTTTTGTTTATCATAGTTATCCTCTGCAATATCTGACATCTTCATCAAACTATCTATGACAATAATTTCACATCCTAATAAACTTGCATACTCAATCATTGCATACATGTCATCAGTCGTGGTTACGCCATCTTGATTATAGATATATAACTTGTCTTCCATCTCATTAAGAAATTCATCAATATACTTTGGTGTAGGTTCAGGAGACACTAACTTTTGGGTTATCATGCGTGTACATGTGAGTATAGGGTGCATTTCTAAACTTGCGATCAGGCATTTAGTGCCATTAGAAAGTAAGTTTAAACACACTTGTGATAGCCACATGGTTTTACCACTGCCGTTAGTGCCAGTCACAATTGTTACCTCGTGACTTCTGATTTTAAAGTCATCAGTTTTTAACCAACCTAAAGACATACCTTTGTTTGCTCCATCAGTATCATAATACTCATGTAACTGCTCTCTTAAATCAGTCGTAGTGATGATCTTAAAAGATTCTTTTTCTTCTAACTCTTTGGTATGTTCATTGATCTCTCTCTTTGAAACAGTAAGCCTATTCATAATTTCGCCTGCTGTTTTATTCATTACCATTTCACTTTCTTCTGTGGTTCTATTCTAGTTACTTTATCTTCATTATCCACAGCATCAAAGTCAATCCAGTCGTTTAAACTCTCAATTACTTTTTTAATCTGTATTGGATCACGCCTTGTTCTAAAGGCTATGGAATTTATGTCTTTCAAGTAACCACTTCGTTCACTAGCTAAACACCATAATTCTAACAACAATGCTTTTTGATTATCATTCATCATTAGAAAGTCTTGGTCTTGCAACAGATCAGGATAGACTTTTATCCATGCCATCTTCCTATGCCCTGTTGCGTTTTTGGGTTTGTAGTGCTGAAATTTCTCCCAGTTTTTAATCCTCATTCTCATTCACCTCTGCTTTCTTCAGTATATCTGCAATAATATCTTGCGTTTCATACACTCGTAGCTTTGGCATATGCCCAATCTGATACCAATAATTTACGGCTTGTCGTGTTACTCCAAATGTTTTTGCAATACTAGATTTATTGCCGTTAAAAGTATTTAATAATTTTTGTAAGTCAATCGTTTTCATATATTCTCCTTAAGTCGTTTATATTTTTTGATGTTTTGCAATCAATAAATTTTTTTACCATAAATTCATATTGTTTTTTATTGTAAACAATATTTTCATCTAACCATGTGTTTAACTTTTTAAAAAAATCTTTTATATGTATATAACTGTTCCAATATGGTGGTATTGTTTCAGGATACAGTTTAAACACATTTTTAATTAATGCTGACTCTTTTTCATAGCCAATATATATTTGTTTATCCATTTTTACTCTCCTTTTTATATTCATCAGGTGCATACTCATTAAATATTTTATAATCTCTATCCATATTTTGAGCAATACACATAATTTCTGTATATTCTACTGATGCCTGTTCCCACCTCCTATGGTCATCAGAGTATTCACTATACCAATCATGATTTTTTAATAAATCACGATATTTTTTGTATATTTTTTCATCTATTCTATTAAATGCTTTTTGTATTTGGTTTATTACACTCATTTTTACTCTCCTTGTAAACAATTATTTTTAAACCTCTTAAATCTACTTCATTGTTTTTATTGTCAAATAGTCTAATTGAATTGTATTCTCCGTATCCTTTAGAATCTATTTTATTTAATAATATTGTTTCTGCATCAAATACATGCTGTAGCATTTCTTCATCAATAATTGTGTGTGAATAAGTCATCTTTACTCTCCTATAAATATTTAACTGTATAAATACAGTATGCCATGATGATAAACATCACTAAAAGAATACTCTTTAATATTACCATTGTCAAACTGTGTTTACACCTTTGCCACAATGTGCGTTTAAACATATTATCTTGATTGATATACATCAAATGATTGTTATGATAAGTTACTTTTTTGTTCCTCATTCTCACTCTCCTTAATGTTTTGTTCTTTGGCATAGTCCATAGCAAATTCTGTTAGCTTGTCTATGGAATCATGTGTAGGTGCGATATGATATAGCCCTGCATAAATTGCTGTGAGCATCCCTGCGATCATATCACTGTTTGGCTGTTTGCCTGAATTGACTAGAATATCATATAGTCTTAAACCTAATTCATATCCCTCATCAAACCTTTCTTGTGTATCATTACTCATCATCACTCTCCTTATTTAATAAATCTAATTATCAAATCACCAAAGTATGGAGATTCATCACTTTGAGGAACAATCTCCCAATCTTCATATCCCTCATTCTCTGCATACTCATCTAATAAATCTGTATTAAATTTCATTTTACTCTCCTCTATAATTTAGTAAAAATTACTTGTCACAATTCTCAATTTACACAATCAATTATTATTTGTCAAACAATTTTTACCTGTTTTAAACAAATAAATAATGACTATTACAAAATAGTTACAATATAAGATAAGATAAGATAAATATAATATAAGATAATATTAAGATAAGATGAAATAATATTAAGATAAGATGATAAATTTATAAGCGTTGATAAGCGTGTTTTAATATTTAGGTATATCTACCCATCAACTAACATCTAAAAACCTCACTATGGGCTTTATACAAAGTCTGAACACATAAAAAAAGGGGAGTTTCCTCCCCTCATTCTCATTATTGATAGATTTACGATAAAATCATAGGTTCATCACAGCATGGACAGTTAGGTAGTCCATAGTCATTAACAATGGTTTTTGTGATTCTAAATTTATATTCGCCATTGTTAGCACAGATAGCTTTTAATAATCTGGTAGATTGTTTTTTTTGATTAGAATAATCCAAATTCATTTTTGCATGTGGATATTCTCCAAATTCTCTTATCCATGTTCCGATAATGAATTCTAATTTTGGACTTGCTACTGTTTCTGATAATTTACCCTCCAATCCAATTGATCTTGCTATTTTACCAAACTCTTTGCCATGTGTTCTTACATAATTACCATAAGTTTCACGCTGAATTGCATGGCATAATTCATGTAATAAAACATCAATTACCCTTGTACTTTCTGATATTTCAGGATTGATAAATATTTCATGATATCCATTCTCACTAACAGATGTAGAATAATGAACACCAATGACTTTGCCATTTCTTGATCCTCGAACACCTTTTGGAAATCCACATGAGACTTTCACTTTATCTCTGAAAGAATCCAAATTCCAATTATGCTGCTTAAATAAATTGACAGCTTTATCTGTGATTTGATTTAAATATGTTTCTCTATTCATTTTACTCTCCAAAGTAATTAATAAATGTTTCAATAATTAGTTTAAACATGTAAAAAGTATTTGTCAAACATTTTTTTTCATTCTCAATATATTATTTAATGCTTGATCTAATTCTCATTATTTGATATAATATTGGGGTTGGGAGAAATACGCCTAAAATTTGAGACAAAAAAAAAGGGACTAAAAAGTCCCTTTTCTTATTTTACGATCGAATCAGAGAAACAAAAAACATAGCCATCTTTTGTTCCTCCGAAATTCATCTTTGAAATATCCCATTCTAAATTATATTTTTTGATTAATTCTTTTACAGCTTTAAAATATACTTTCTCATGGCTTAAAGAATAATCATATGGAATAGTGATATTAAAGCCTGAACATGTAAAAGCTTTAATTCTTGATCCTCTATAATTTGTGGGGGATAAAAATTTTGTTTCAATTGCTATCATTTTTAATACTCCTATTGTTGTTAAAATGTTTTTACAAATCCCTCTCTTAAATAATAAATCGGACTTAAAAAAGGGATTTATAGGTTGATATGGATTTATAGTGGTAATTCTTGAATTGCTTTTTTACCTAAAATAATGAGATCAGAATTATTTAATTCATCTAATAAGCATCGAATGAGAAAGGCATATTCTCTTTGATGTAAATTAGAAGTCTCAAATAAATCTCTCATGGCGTCATTCAGATTGACTCGAATAAATAAACCTATTTTAGAATGCAAATCAGGATCAACGCCGTTGATTAGTAGAGATCGATGAAATTCTTTTAACCGATCTAACAAATCCTCATTATCATAAACAGTATTAAGAATTGAATCCACTAGATATCCATCAGGAATAGTAAACATAATTGTTTCCTCCAATTAAATTAAATTGATTAAAGATATAAATATAAATTATTAAAGAACGTTTAAACATGTCAAACTTATTTGACATATGAATAAGATTAAATCATTTGTTTAAACATGTCAAATACTTTTTACAAATAAATTTGAAAGAATAAAAATGAGTGATGAGAAAAAAGTCGGTCGACCCCCACACCTTGCAAATGACGATACCCGAAAACAAGTCTATGAATTATCGTCAGTAGGAACTAGGTACGAAGATATTGCAACAGTGTTAGGCATATCCGCAGACACGCTAACAAAATACTATCCAGAAGAATTAAAAAAAGGTCGTATTGAAGCTAATGCTGCTATTGCATCCACACTCTACGAAAAAGCTAAATCAGGCGATACAACATCTATGATATTTTGGCTCAAATCTCGTGCACAATGGAAAGAAACACAAAAACACGAACATGCTGGAGACCCAGACGGTGCACCAGTGCAAGTAAAAGTAGTTACAGGAATTGACGACTAACCCCCCACCCCTTTTTTTATATAACAAAGTTGCCCATTCTCATTACAAACTAGAGTAGTATAAAAATTATATTAGGAGAAAATTATGGCTTGTAGTAAAAAACATGGTAAAAAGAAAGCAAGTTACAAAAAGAAAAAATGATTTACGGATTATTAGACCCAAGAAGTATGGCTATAGCTGATATGTTAATGCAGCAAACAAATAACAATCCTATGAGCCTATTAGCAGAATTTAATCCAAACATGATGGATGATGAAACGCTATTTAATCAAAACTATGACGATTTATCTGATGATGAAATTCGTTTATTAGAAGCAGAACAACAAAAAAGAAATGATCGTTTAATAGAAGAGCGTAATAAAAAACTAGAAGAAGATATGAATCAGTATAGAGAAAAAATATATCAAGAAAAGCTAGTTCAGTCTGATAAAATAAAACAACCACCAAAAGGTATACTAGGAATAAGAGGTTAATTTAATGTCTTTATATAGGAATATCCATGCAAAACGCAAAAGAATTGAAAAAGGTTCAGGAGAAAAAATGCGTAAAAAAGGAGCAAAAGGAGCACCTACGGATAAAGCCTTTAAACAAGCCGCAAAAACAGCAAAAAAGAAGTCTAAAAGAACTACTAAAAAGCGTGGGTGATTGTGTTTAAGAACTGGTCATATCATTGGTATCTTGGTTTCAACTTTGGATTTGAAATCTATGAAGGCTCTATAGAGTCAGAGGGACTGACATACCCTGTTGAATACTTACTCATTAACATCGGTCCGTTAAGAATACAAAAAGGTGAATATATCTAATGGCTGTTAAAAAGAAAAAAGTAAACCTGTCTGTAGGCAGAGGTGAAAAACGATCTGTCAAACAAGGTGCAGGATTAACAGCAAAAGGTCGTGCAAAATATAATCGTGCTACTGGCAGCAATCTAAAAGCACCAGTCACAGGTAAAGTTAAAAAAGGTTCAGCAGCAGCCAAACGCAGAAAATCTTTCTGTGCTAGAAGTAAAAGCTGGACAGGTGAAAGAGGTAAAGCAGCACGCAGAAGATGGAAGTGTTAGACGATAGCCCTTGTAATGGGGTATGTCGTATGAAAGACAATCATTGTATATCATGTGGTAGAGACTATGAGGATTTAGCACAATGGTTATATATGTCTCGTGAAGCGAGACTAGAAAGAATGGAACAACTTAAAAAGGAGCGATGACCCATATGGAGTCGCATGAACCCATAAAAACAGGATATGAGCCTCGTGCTCCACAAAAACAGATTCACCAGCTTGTGAAAAACAACCGATTCTCTGTAGTCGTTGCTCACAGGCGGATGGGAAAAACTGTATGTGCAATTAACCAACTGATACATTCAGCGTTAAAATCTGAAAATAAAAACCCTAGATACGCATACATAGCACCAACTTACAATCAGGCAAAAAGGGTAGCTTGGGATTATCTTCTTGAGTACACCAGACCGCTTGGTGGAAAGGCGAACATTGCAGAACTACGAGTGGACTTTATGGGTAGGCGTATATCTCTGTATGGAGCTGATAACCCAGACTCTCTTCGAGGTATCTATCTTGATGGATGTGTTATTGACGAGATAGGTGATGTCAACCCTTCTATCTTTACAGAAATTATTCGACCAGCTCTAGCTGACCGACAAGGTTACTGTATTGCGATGGGAACACCAAAAGGTCAAAACCATTTTAAAGACTTGCGTGATAGAGGCGAGCAAAATGATGGTTGGTCATTATTAGAGTTTAAAGCATCAGAAACAGATTTACTGCCTAAAGAAGAATTAAAAGCCGCTTATGATGAAATGGGCGAAGACAAATACATGCAGGAATTTGAGTGTTCTTTCCAAGCTCCTGTAGAAGGTGCTTACTATTCTAAACTGATTCATGATTTAGAGGAAAAAGAAAGATTAGTAAATATTGACAGAGATGGGCTAGCTAGAACATACACTGGCTGGGACTTGGGTATGTCTGATTCTACAGCGATCTGGGTAGCACAACTAGTAAACAAAGAAGTGAGGTTGGTTGACTATGTGGAAAATCATGGTGTTGGTCTTGATTATTATGTTAGCTGGCTACAAGAAAACGATTGGATGTATGCAACACACATTCTTCCTCACGATGTTGCCGTTAGGGAACTCGGTACAGGTAAGTCAAGAAAAGAAATGTTGGAAGATGCTGGATTACAAATCACCATCGCACCCAAATTAAATGTGCATGATGGCATACAGGCTGCGAGACGACTATTGCCTCGTTGCTGGTTTGACCCAGAAAAAGTAAAACAAGGATTAGATGCACTTCGTAACTACAGACGAGTGTTTGATGAAAAACGCAATGTGTTTCATGACAGACCATTACACGATTGGTCATCTCATGCTTCCGATGCGTTTAGATATTTAGCAGTAGGTTTAGATGAATCTCCTATGGAATCATGGCATAAACCTATTCAAGTCAATAATAACTGGATTGTTTAAATGAGCGAAAAACTAAAAGCAATATTAGAAAACGAGATAGAAGATGCTATCGGTTATCTGGAAACAGAAACCACCGATGAAAGACAACAAGCACTCGAATACTATCTTGGCGAACCTTACGGTAATGAGGTAGAAGGTAAATCTCAAATCGTAACTCGTGAAGTTGCAGAAGCAGTAGATGGTGCATTGCCACAACTCATGCGTTTATTTGGTTCAGGCGATAAAGTTGTTTCATTTGAACCAGTCAATGATGGCGACCAGCCTTTTGCTAAACAAGCCACAGAATATGTGAACTGGGTGTTTAATAAAGATAACGATGGTTTTATTATTATGCACAACTGGTTTAAAGATGCCTTACTACAAAAAGTAGGTGTTGTTAAAGCATACTGGGAAGATAAGATTGATGTTAAGAAGGAAGAATACAAATATCTTTCTGATGACGAACTTGCTGTTATTATGCAAGACCCAGAAGTAGAAGTTGTAGAACAAGAATCTACTATTATACAAGAAGCTGTGTTTGATGAAATGACAGGAATGGAAGTATCACCTGCTATATCAACACATAATGTTAAGCTTAAGAAGACCAAAAACAATGGTAAAGTTACTGTAGAAAATGTACCACCAGAAGAGTTCTTAATTAGTAAGCGTGCTAGAAGCATTTCTGACTCACCATTTACCGCACACCGTAAGATGATGACTCGTTCAGAATTAATTGCTATGGGTTATGATGAAGACATAATTATGTCTTTAGCTACTGGTGATGCACTAGAGTTTAGTCCAGAAAGAATTGCTCGATATACCAGAGGTGAACAACCTACTGACATGGACTCTGATGATGAATCTATGCAGTTAGTCGAAGTGTTTGAGTGCTACTTAAAAGTAGATGAAGACGATGATGGTATTGCTGAATACAGACGAGTCGTCTATGCTTCTCATGAAATATTAGAAGAGCATGAATGTGATTACAATCCATTCCATTCTGTATGCCCAATTCCTATTCCTCATAAATTCTATGGTCAGTCTTTAGCAGACAGAGCAATGGACATTCAGTTGATTAAGTCAACAGTCACTAGACAAATGCTAGACAACCTCTATCTTACTAACAACTATAGAGTGGGGGCAGTAGAAGGACAAGTTAATTTAGATGATCTATTAACCTCTACAGCAGGTGGTGTGATTAGAATGAAAAATCCTAATGCGATTGTGCCATTAACAGTACAATCTTCTGCTGGACAATCATTTCCAATGTTAGAGTATTTAGATAACATCCAAGCTAAACGAACAGGTGTGTCTGACTCACAACAAGGATTAGACCCTAACTTATTACAAAATGTAACAGCAACAGCCGTATCTGCAATGTCATCTGCATCTACTGGCAAACTAGAATTGATTGCTCGTATCTTTGCTGAAACAGGAGTAACCTCACTATTTAGAGGCATCTTACATCTCCTATGTAAATACCAAGATAAAGCTCGTGTGGTTCGTATTAATGGTGAGTTTATTCCTTTTGACCCAAGAGAATGGAAGACTAACTACAATGTGAATATTAATGTAGGTTTAGGCACAGGTCAAAGACAAGAACAATTAGCAACCATGCAAATGATTTTGGCTAAACAAGAGCAAATCATTCAACAGTATGGTTTATCTAATCCTCTAGTGAACATTAAACAATACAGAGATACATTAGCTAAATTTATTCATATGGCTGGATTCAAAGACTCTACAGAGTTTATGAATGAAATTACACCAGAAATGAACGCTATGTTATCTCAACCACAACCAGAGAAACCAGACCCTAATACACAAGCAGCACAAGTATTAGCTCAAGTGGAAAGAGAAAAAGCACAGCTTAAAGCTCAAACAGATGCAGCTAAAGTTCAGTTAGATCGTGAACAAATGCAGTTAGAAGCACAACAAAAAGCATTAGAGCTACAACAAAAAGAAGTGCAACAAACCACAGACTTGGCATTAAAAGAGTTGAAGATTCGTTTAGATGCTGAAAGTAAAGATGGTAAGTTAAAAACAGACCAGACTAAAATGATTATGGATGCACTAGAAAAGATTAACAAAATTGCCACAGGTGGACAGTAATGTTACTTAATCTAGGTCTCAACAGATTAGCACCTAGCCTAGACCCTAGTCTACGCAAAGCACCTAACATTGTTGCTGCACCAAAATCTAATATTGATATTAATGCAATACTAGGGTTAGCACCAAGTCAGTATGAAGGACTACAGTCTGTAGGTGATACTGGTTACTTTTATGGTAATAATCGTATGTACGAACCATACACAATTCAATCATCACCTCCTTCTTACCCTTTTAACCGTATAGGAAATAATACTAGCACTAATTATCCTTTTGGAGCTATGGGATATAATAGTACTGGCGGTGAGTCTAATCGTGCAGAAGGAACAATCACTGTAGGAAACCAATCATTTAGACCTGTTAATACAGACATTACAGGCTTTAGTAAGAGCAAAGTAGGTGATAAGGGTATATACGAATACTCGCCATCTATGGTCTATGTGTATTCTAAAACACCTAAACCAACATATGCTCCAACACCAAATGTAACATCATTTTTATCGACCCCAACTGCTATGGCGACACCAACAGGTAATTATGGTGCTGAAAGATTTTTAGGTAATACAGGTGGAGGATTATTAAACTTTTCTGCACCACAAGTTGCAGCAACAACACAAGGAACAAAATAATGGGAGCACCAGCACTAGAAGACTTTTATAACGCAACTCAACAAGTTGCACAGTTAGCTAATGTTCCAGCTAGCCAAATAGTTCAAGTTGGTTATGATAAACAAGGCAATCCTGTATTTGAAACAGTATCAAACTTAAATAATGAGATTAATACAATTGCTACTGACATTTACAATAGTTCGCCTAACGACCCAAGATACGCAACTGCTGATCCTAATTCTCCAAGTGGCTATTCAGTATTTAATGACCCAATTAGTAAATTTGACTTATTAAATAATTACAGACAAGTTAATGACAAATATGTTCCATTGTATGATCTAGAACCATTACAGTTTTACAATCAAAAAGTAAACCCAATGTCTAATAATGCTTATTTTAATCCAGTCAATCCATATACTAGACAACTAGATGCGTTTACCAGTTTATTAAATCCTGCTTCACAATATGCACAAGAGCAGGGTAATCCTAACCCAGAAGTATCAATGGGTGATAACTATTCGGTAGGTTACGATACTACAAATTACTAATTATGACTAGACAAGAAGCCATACGCAACATTCTTCGAGATGACGAGTTTAATAAAGTTATCCAAGAATTGCGTGAAAACCAAGTAAACAGAATTATCTACTCTAACGAAGGCGATGCAAAAGAACGAGAACAAGCATATGTCCGAGTGAAGACGATAGACGAACTCATGGGTTATCTTGAATCCATCGCTAAAGACAGCGAGATAAAAGATAAAGCATGGAAGATATTATAGACTTTTCTATAATGGCAACCCTTGCCTAAAGGGAACATTAAGGAAATACAATGAGTGAAGAAACCATGACACCAGAGACTGGTAGTGGAGA